GGCGCGCTAAAGCGTCTTGCGGCGTTGCACGTCGATAGTCGCGCTGTGGCTCTTCAAGAGACGCTCGATACCGAGCTCGTAAAGAACGGCTGGACGTGGGGAACAGTTCCGACAAACTTCCAACCGTATTGGTCGTATGGCGCTCTCGACTGCGTGCTGACGACCAGACTGTGGGAAATGTTCTGGGACAAGTGCGGCCCTAGCGGCGCGTATAGCCGTCCGTACGAGCTGGAAATGGCCGCGCGGCGAATCGTCACACGCATGGAAATCAACGGCGCACGCGTTGACCTTGGCTACTCACGCCAGAAGTATGATGAGCTGAGCGCATACACTAATAGCGTAAAGACGTGGGCCAAGCAAAAGTATGAAGGTGTGTCGATCACGAGCAACGTCCAGCTCGTTCGGCTTTTCGAGCGCCTTGGTGCAGAGATTACGGAAACAACGCCGACTGGGCAAAAGTCATGCACTAAAGATCAGCTGAAGATTCTTCTTCGCGACGGCAACGACGAAGTCAAGACACTTGCCGACACTGTTCTTAAGCAGCGCAAGGCTGACAAGCTTGCGAACACGTACTTCAGCAACTTCTTGACTGAATCTGTTGACGGCTTTGTACATCCGTCTGTAAAGACGCTTGGCGCTCGAACAAGCCGCATGTCGATTACAAACCCGGCGCTTCAAACACTGCCAAAGGGTGACGCAACGGTTCGTCGCGCCTTCATTCCGAAGGACGACGATCACGTCATCATCACCTCTGACCTTGACCAGGTCGAGTTCAGAATGTTTGCGAGTCTCTCTAACGACGAAAACCTGATCTCGCTGTTCAACGTCGCAGATAGCACCGGCTCTGATCCGTTCACCGAGATCGGCCGTGAAGTGTACAGCGAGCCAGACATGCAGAAATCCGATAAGCGCCGTGGCCTTATCAAGAGCATGATCTATGGCCGTCTTTACGGTGCCGGCGTTGCGAAACAGGCGCTTACCGCCGGCGTCCACGAATCCGCAATGAAGCACACGTCAGACGAGTTTGATCGTCGATTCCCTGGAATGGCGTACTTCCAGCGACAGATTGAAGACATTGGGATGCGTCGTGTTCGCGAGGAAGGCCAAGGCTACGTCTATACTTGGACAGGTCGGCGACTTCCTTGCGACGAAGGTCGCGTGTACACGCTTGTCAACTATCTCATTCAAGGTGGTGCCGCGGAGGTTTTCAAGGCGAACCTCGTAAAGCTCGACCAAGCAGATCTGACTGAGATGCTGATCGTTCCAGTGCACGACGAAATCGTGCTACAGGCGCCGCGCAAGGACGCCCGCGAGATCATGCAAGTTGTTCGTGAATGCATGACAACGCGTGAAGGTTGGGCTGTGCCGCTAACTGCTGACGTCGACGGTCCGCTTGAGACGTGGGGAGACAAATACTGATGGCGGTAAGTAAGTACATGACAAAGGCGCTGCAGCTTGCAGCTAAGAGCAAGTGTAGACATCGTCATGGATGTGTCGTCGCCAAGAACGGTCGTATCATCGCGATGGCGACAAATAAGAAGGTCGGTGACCCAAGCACCGCTTGGCGTGTGTCGCACATCCACGCGGAATTTGGCGCTATCATTGCTGCCGGTTCGCGTGCGACCGGCGCGCACGTCTACATTGCGAGAGTTGGCGCGGACGGCGAACCAGCACCGTCAAAGCCATGCAAGAAGTGTGAGAGCATGCTCGTTCGAGCTGGAGTAGCTAGGGTGGTATGGACGTGAACAGACTAGTACTTTCAGTAGACCCGGGCAAGAAGAGCGGTATCTGCGTGTTTAAGTTTGCAGACGGAGAGCCTGAGCTTTTGTACTCTGGTGAGTACATGATGCGCGAGTACCACGTGCCAATCTTGCGCGCGATCACCGACGCTATGGTGCTTGGCGCCGACCTCGAAATAGTCTGCGAGCGATTCACGATCAACGCGCAGACGGTCAAGAATTCGCAGGCGCCGTTCAGCCTTGAGCAGATCGGCATCTTGAAGTATCTGCTTTTGAGCAACGGAATCGACCCGGACTGCATTGTGCTGCAGTCACCTGCAGACGCAAAGCGCATGTTTCCAAACGAAGCGCTTAAAAAGCTTGAGTACTGGCACCGTGGAGGCGAAGGACACGCACTTGACGCGATTCGCCACGCCTTGCTGTATCTGGCAAAGCACGGTTGGACGCCTCGCAGACTACTTCAGTAAAAGATACTAAGAAAAATTTTGCAAGCGTCATACATTTGACTTAGTATGTGGTATAGTCATCCTCGCTAACGAGAAGAGGTGACATGAATGCCGGTTGACGTAGAACTGAATGACGCAGGGACGAAGATCAAGATCGACACAGAGTGGCGCTACAAGGAGCTCTGCAAGAGCATTCCAGGCGCGACATGGTCAGCGACTGACAAGCACTGGAGTGCCCCACTCGCGTGGTCGACATGCTTGGCGCTTCGTTCAGTCTTCAAGACAGAACTTCAGATCGGTCCACGGCTCACGGCCTGGGCTTCGAACGAAGTTACAACAAGAATCAACCCGTGCAACGAGTTGCGTGATCTAGAAGATGCAGAGGGCGATGAGAAACTGTTCCCGCACCAACGCGCAGGCGTCCAGTTTCTGGCTACGGCGCGTCGGGCACTTCTGGCCGACGAGCCGGGTCTGGGAAAGACCGCGCAGACAATCCGCGCCTTGAAAGAGATTCAAGACCGAGGCGGAGAAGTCTTCCCCGCGCTAGTCGTCTGCCCAAACACGCTGAAGAAGAACTGGAAGCGCGAATTCGAGATGTGGTGGCCTGGCACTAACGTGCAGGTGATCAGCGGTTCTGCTACTGCTCGGCGTAAGCAATTCGAAGAGAACGCTGACGTGTTCGTTATCAACTGGGAATCTCTTCGCGCTCACTCGAAGCTCGCATCCTACGGATCCGTCGCGCTTGCGCGCTGCGTTGCCTGCGGCGGGCACGACGACAAGGTCACTGAAAACCGCTGCGAAGTTCATCGTCGTGAGTTGAACTGCATTGACTTCAAAGCGGTCGTAGCTGATGAGATTCACCGGTCAAAGGAACCGAAGAGCAAGCAGACGCGTGCGCTTTGGGCTGCAACCGGTGACGCTGACATTCGATTTGCTCTCACAGGTACGCCAATTGCGAACAACGTTCTCGACCTCTGGGCGATCTTGCACTGGATTTCGCCGGAAGATTGGCCGAGCAAGACTCGATGGATTGATCGCATGGTCGACACCATGATGAACGCCTTTGGCGGTCTCATGGTCATCGGTGTCAAGCCTCACATGGAATCCGAGTTCTACTCGTCAATCAATCCACGTATGCGGCGCATGTTGAAAGCACGTGTGTTGCCGTGGCTGCCGCCTGTCATCAAGGAACGCCGCGATGTCGAGATGTCGACAAAGCAAAAGAAAGCGTATCAGCAGATGCGCGATCTCATGATTGCAGAACTTGAAGGTGGGGACGCACTTACTGCTCCTAGTCCATTGACGCAGACTATCCGGTTGCTGCAGTTCGCTAGTTCATACGCCGAGATTTCCGTCGACGAGTTTGATGGCACCACAGAGGTGCAGCTAACCGCACCGTCATGCAAGGTCGACGCGCTGATGGACGACATCAAGAATGGCGACTTTGGCGATGATTCTGTTGCGGTCTGCGCCGTGTCACGCCAGCTTATCGAGTTGCTTAGCGATGAAATGACAAAGGCAAAGATTCCGCATGGGTTGATCACCGGCGCGCAGTCCGAGGACGAACGTCAACAGGCGATCGACGATTTCCAAAACGGCCGCATCAAGTGGATTCTGTTTACGGCACAGGCTGGAGGCGTCGGCGTGACGCTTACGGCCGCACGGCAGATGGTGATGCTTCAGCGCCCTTGGTCGCTTGTTGATTACAAGCAGGCGCTCGATCGCGTGCACCGCATCGGTAGCGAAATTCACGATTCTGTTCTCATCATCGACTATGTCACTGAGGGCACAATCGAGGAGCGCGTGATTCAAGTGCTCGACACGAAGGCCGATAACTTCGAACAGATCGTGAAAGACAAGGCAAGGCTTCTTGACATGCTCAAGGACGAGAAAGGTCGCAAGTGACAGACATCATCGAAACACCTGTCGAGGTTCGCGGGCCTATCCGCATCTCGAACAGTGAAATCCAGACATTTAAGGATTGCCGACGGAAGTGGTGGTTGAACTACTACCGCAACCTAAAGCCTCTCCAGCAGAATTTCACCGGCGCGCTCGCACTCGGTTCACGGGTACACGCCGCGTTGGATGACTACTACTCCAAGAATATTCCACTCTTGGATGCGTACGCGGCTCACGTGGAAAACGATCGCGACCTTCTTCGCCAGTCATTTCGTGACACAAACGAACTCGACACTGAGGCCGAACTTGGACGCATCATGCTCGAAGGATACCTCCAGTGGGTTGACGAAGACGGGATTGACGCCGAGCTCGAGATGATCTCGACAGAGGAAATCATTGCGATGCCGATGTTCGGTGGCCAAGTCGAGCTGCAAGGCAAGCTCGACATGCGTGTTCGTCGCAAGGCTGACGGTGTTCGACTCTTCCGTGACTTCAAGACCGTTGGCGGTTCGTTCGCTGAATTCGGTTCCATGGCACACATGAACGAGCAGATCCTCACGTACATGATCCTTGAAGCAGCGAATAGCCCCGAGGGCGAACGCTGCGATGGCGGCATCTTCACAATGCTCAAAAAGGTCAAGCGTACCGCAAACGCAAAGCCGCCGTTCTATGATCAGATCGAAGTTCGACACAACACGTTCGCATTGCGTGCATTCTGGAACCGGCTTCATGGAGAAGTCCGAGACATGATGGCCGTACGCAAGGCGCTTGACGAAGGAGGCGATCACCACTATGTGGCGTATCCGCGTCCGAGTCGAGACTGCAAGTGGAAGTGCAATTTCTTTGCTGTGTGCCCGTTGTTTGACGACGGCAGTGCGGCGGAGCACGCGATTGTCGAGCTGTACTCGGCCGGCGATCCGTATGACTACTACAAGACCCCAGAGATGAAAGGAAGTGAATAATGGCAGAAGTACAGAGATCGTTGACCATCATGGTCTACGGTGAATCCAAGGTCGGTAAGTCGACATTTGCGGTCACAGCTCCGTATCCTCGGCTGATGCTCGACGTGGAAGGTGGACACCGGTTCTTGCCGATCAACGTCAAGTACTGGGACCCGCTTCGCGAGGAACCGCCCGTCGCTGACGGCACCTGGGACACTTGCGTCGTGAACGTCACGCAGTATGACACGGTGCTCAAGGCGTACCAGTGGCTGCAGCTGGGCAAGCATCAGTTCAAGTCGTTGATCATCGACTCAGTGTCAGAGCTTCAGGTCAAGTGCGTTGACAACATCGCCGGCAAGAATCAGATGCAGATGCAGCAGTGGGGCGAACTTCTTCGTCACATGGGTGCTCTTCTTCGCGATCTTCGTGACCTCACGATGCACCCTGTCAACCCGCTCGAAGCAGTCGTGCTGACAGCCATGGCGCGTCAAGGCCAAGACGGTCGGTATCGTCCGTATCTTCAGGGACAGCTTGCGATCCAGGCGCCCTACTTCTATGATATCCTTGGCGCTCTGTCCGTCGAGGAATTTCCGAGCCAGGACCCGACGCAACCGCCGTACAAGGCACGACGCATGTACGTCGAGCGCACTGCGCAGTATGAAGCCGGTGAGCGCGTTCAAGGCAGGCTCGGTAAGATCGTAGAGCAGCAAAATCTCGGTGTCGAAAACATGCTCGACATCGTCTTCGGGCCCCGCGCAGCGGCGCCCACGTCCACAGCAAAGTCCAAGTAAGCAACAAGAGAAAGACACATTCCAATGAGCACACTCAACTGGGGCGACCTCATCAAGGACGCAGGCGACGTCGGCAGCTATGATCCGCTGCCCGACGGCGACTACGACCTCACAATCATGGAGGCAACCGCCAAGCAGACACAGACCGGCAAGACGATGTTCGCCATCAAGGCGCAGGTCCTCACCGGCGCGCACGCCAAGCGCCTCGTGTGGGACAACCTGGTCGTCTCGACCGACAACCCCAACGCGCTCGGCATTTTCTTCCGCAAGATGGGCGCACTCGGCCTGGGTCGTGAATTCTTCTCGACCAACCCGACCAACGCTCAGATCGAGCAGGCGCTCAAGGGACGCTCGTTCCGCGCACAGGTCGGCAGCCGTGTGTGGCAGGGACAGAAGAAGAACGAGGTCAAGGCGTACTACGCCACAACGGCAGCCGGCACTGTGGCTGCAGCGGCACCCGCTCCTGCGCCTGCACCGGCACCCGCACCGGCCCCTGCACCGGCACCCGCACCGGCCCCTGCACCGGCCCCTGCACCTGTCGTTGAGGCAGTTGCCGAGCAGCCGGCGGCTGCAGGCGACACTCCGCCCAGCGCTCCGTTCTGAGCCAAGAACACCCAGTCAACGTGGAGGGCCTCTGCTCGTGCAAACGAGTACGCCCTCCACGTTGCATTTTGGCGAGCTTTGCATGATTCGCCAATCAATCCGTGATAGCTTACACACTGAAGAGATAAAGACGTTTTGGAGATGGAATGAAAGTCGCTATTCTTGAGCCAGAGCCTGGAGTAAAGGGACCGACGGCGTGGGCGTTTCGTCTGCGTTACGGATTCAAGGCACTTGGTCACGAAGCAGATGTCGTGTCGTACACGAAGAGTGGTCGTGCGCGTTCGTCGTGGGGAAAGCCACAGCCTGGTGGACGGTGGTGGAGTGAAGCTCCCGACGTCACAGTCAAAACAGTCGACATTGTTCAATGCCTTGACACCTATGACATGGTTGTACTTCCAGAAATTAAGATCCCGCTTCACGACAAGACCGCGATAAAGGCAGGTGGCGGCGCGTTGCCTGAGTACGTCGACGCGCTCCTACGGACCAAGACCCCGTGGACAACGTCGCTGCACGGTTCGTTCTACCCGGACAAAGATGTGCCGTTCGTTGCGAAGCTTCTTGAGTCGCCATCGCGTGGGACCAAGCTTGTCACGATGAGCGAAGATTCTGCGCTCTATAGCAATGACATTTTCAAGGCTGTCGATTGGATTAAGGGTCCTATGCCCTATATCCCGAAGTTCGAGATCGACGCCCCGGTCCAGCGCGAAAAGATCGTTGGCACGTCAGGCCGGTTTATCTACAACAAGGGGCAGCCTGTTGTCGCTATGACCGGCGTGTTCCTAGACCCAGACGTCACCGTTGAGGTCTGGGGATCATGCTCTGTCGGACTTGGCCCGTCGCCGACGTTCATCGTCTATGAACTTCTTAGAGAACACTTTGGCGCGAAGGTGCTTCGTTATCACAAGAATCTCGATACAGAGACTGAACGAACCGACGGCAATATCATCACGCCGTATCCGTGGGATGCGCGTGTCGAAGGTCACGCGCTTGTTCGGTACCTCGGGAACTATGTTGATTCGTCAAAGATCGCTCAGCGGTTCCGCGTTCACATGAATTTGACCGCGCACAATTTCGCGCGCGGGCTTGTCGAATACTCGACGCTTGAGGCCGCAGATGCCGGCGCACTCTGTATCGTGCCCGGCCACCTTTCAGATTCTCAGTTCCGTATGATGGTGCTCGACTGGTATAAAGGTTCCCCGACGCAGGGTCGTCTTGTAAAAGACGAAGGAATAGAGGTAATCAAGAAGTGCGCTGACGCATTTCAGACATGCCTTGAAATCCCAGAAGCTGACCACATCGCAATCGCGCAGCACAACCGCGAAGTTCTTCGCACAAGAAACGATCCTCGAAAGACCGCTGAGGTGATGATCGAGAGTGCGTTCTCATGAGAGGATTGTCCGGCGCGGTAGTCACCAATAACGGCGACGGACACACCGTCACCAAGCAAGGCGGCGACGGCGCAAGAACGCGCGCGCAGGGCGAGTGGATCGTCATACATAGCGTCGGTTCAATGTTTCCCCATGTCTATGCTCTTCTTTCCGATGGATACATCATGGAAAAGCTAGAGTTCATCGACTACTGGGAAGTTGATCCGAGCGAGATGGTCGAGATGCTTCGTAGCTACGTTTGGATTCAACCTCCGGTCGCACCACCTACACAGTCGACTCTTGGTCTACTTCTCGAGAAGATGCAGATCACGATAGATACGTGGCTAAGTGGTATAATTTCAGACACAACAAAAAGTCAGATACTGAGTGACGCAGAGACAGCAGCCGCCGGCGCATTTGAGATGCACCACGCATTGACGCACGGCGATCCGACAGCTGAAAACGTGATGTACAGACCAGGCTTTGGTAAAGTTCTCATTGATCCAATCCAAGCAACTGAGGTAGTCCCGGATTCACCGGCTGTCGACATCGGAAAAATGCTGCAAAGCGCGTGCGGTTGGGAGCACGCCAAGTACGCAACCGGTTTTTCAGCCTTTACAAGGCGAGATCTCAAAAAGGCGATAGCCGATGATGAGCTTTTCGCAGTCGGCGAAGCGTGGGCGACTATCCACGTGGTTCGTGCTCTTCCATACGTCATTCAGAACATGCCGAACTCGGTAAAATCTGTGCTTTCTGTTCTCGATAGAGCGATTGAACGGAGATAAAAATGAAGTATTGGTGTTCAGACATTGACGGCGTTCTCATTGACTCACGTGAACTTGTGCGCGAATCGTACAAGCACATCGGCGTTGACATGCCGCTCGAAGCTTGGGGTCATCCGTGGAACACGTGGCTGCCAGGTGCGGTTGGCTCGTATGAACTCGCTGAGCAACTCCATGCGACAAAGACACGCGAGTACGTAAAGGTACTGAAGAGCGGCGCAGTCAAGCGAAATGCTCTTCCTTTCGCGCAGATCATGGCCGCGCTCGAACAGCGCAACGACACTCAGGTCTTTTATGTGACTGGTGCAACCCAGGAGGTCGCTAAGACCATCCTGTCGGAACTGGGATTAGACCACCATGCGCTACTCGCGTCGAGCATCTCGACAGACGACCGGCTCATGATCATGCAAAACATCAGCGACACTGGAACGTACGTCGACGACAGGATCGAGGGTCACAGGCCTGCAATGCTTGCAGGCTGGGACTTTATCTGGGCAAAGCAGGAATGGCATTGGAAGCAGTAATACTTGCGGCAGGTCGTGGTCAACGGATGGAAGGACTAGCAAAGCCATTCTTTAAGCCACTTCTTGAATTGAACGGCATTCCGCTACTGAAATACGCAATTCAATACGCTGACGCCGCGCAAGTAGACCATGTGACCATTGTTGT